TTGATAACTTAAAACTTGGTTATGGTGGAACTAAAACTGAAATGGCAAGATTAATTTCTGATGCATCAAAATTAACTGATGTTCAAAAAGAACTTGGTATAACAGTAGATGCAAATGATATGTCATTTGGAAATATAGTAAATGCAATAAGTGTAGTACAAAAAGAAATGGGTATTATGGGAACAACCTCAAAAGAAGCAAGTTCAACAATAAGTGGTTCAGTAAGTTCTATGAAGTCAGCATGGCAAAATTTATTAACTGGTATGGCAGATGATAATGCTAAATTCGATGATTTAATTAATAATTTTGTAGATAGTATTTTAACAGTTGGAAATAATATACTTCCAAGAATAAAAACTGTAATAACTGGTGTTAGTAAAATGGTAAGTGGATTATTAAAAGAATTAGTACCTAAATTAGTTCAAGAAATACCTCCATTACTACAAGAAACTTTACCAATATTATTAGAAGCAGTAAAATCAAGTTTAAATGCAATTTTAGATGTATTGCCAATGGTGGTGGATGCAGTAAGTTTATTAATTCCAAATATTGTAAATACGCTTTTATCTATGCTCCCTCAACTTTTGGATGTTGGAATAAAGGGAATTTTAAGTTTAATATCTGGAATAAATTCAGCCATCCCAGAATTAATTTCAATGTTGCCAACTATTATAAAAAGTTTAGTAGATACATTATTGGCTAATCTTGGAAGTGTTATAAAATGTGGTGTTGATTTACTTTTGGGCTTAATTTCTGGGCTAAATTCGGCAATTCCACAGCTTATAGATATGCTTCCATCTATAATAGAAACTACTGTTTCAACATTGCTAGATAACCTTCCATTGATAATAGATTGTTCAATTCAGATTATGGTTGCTTTAATAAATGGTCTTATCTCAAGCCTTCCAAAATTGGTATCAATGACACCTAGAATAATTACAACTATTGTGTCAACACTTTTAAAGAATTTAGGAAAAATTATTGAAAGTGGTGGACAAATAATTGCATCTTTAATTACTGGAATAAGTAATATGTTAGGTAATTTAGGTAAAACAGCACTAGAAATAGTAAAAACTATTACTGGTAAAATTAAAAATCTACCAAAAGAAATGGTTAATTTTGGTAAAGATATGATACAAGGCTTAATAAATGGTATAAAAGGAATGATTAATAAAGTCGGAGATGCAGTAAAAGGTGTAGCAAATAAAATTAAAAACTTTTTACACTTTTCAAGACCAGATGAAGGACCATTAAGAGAATATGAAGAATGGATGCCAGATATGATTAATGGTTTAACTTCAAGTTTAGAAAAATCAAGTCCAGAATTAATTAATCAAATAAGAAATTTATCAAATGAAATGGAAAATGCATTACAACCTAATTTGGCTTTAAATGGCTTTAATTTAAATGAAATAGGTTCTAGTAATATAAATACCCAAAACAACATTAATTCACTCGTAGAGGGCTTTAAAATGGCTTTAAGTGATATGAAAATAGAATTAGATGATGAACAGATGGGTAAATTTGTTGATAAAACTGTTTCAAATGCAATATTTAATTAGAAAGAGGTGGTAAAATGAGAGATTATATAATTTTAAATGGAATAAATTCACAAGAAATAACAGGTTTATTAATTCAAACATTACCACCTATTTCTCAACCTAAAATAAGAACAAATATTGAAGAAATAGATGGTAGAGATGGAGATATTATAACTAAATTAGGTTATAGTGCTTATGATAAAGAATTTACTATTGGTTTATATGGGGATTATGATGTAAATGAAGTAATAGCATATTTTACAAATAATCAAAGTGGAAAAGTAACATTTTCAAATGAAGAAGATAAATATTATTACTATGAAATATTAGAACAAATAGATTTTGAAAAATTAATTAGATATAAAACTGCTACTGTAAAAATGCATATGCAACCATTTAAGTATTCTAATGTTGAAGAATTTAAATCATTTACATTAACAAATGAAAGTGAAATATATATTACAAATAATGGAAATTATGTATCAAAACCAATAATAACTTTAACTGGAAGTGGTACACTTAATATTTATTTGAATAATTATAGAATATTTATAATAACTTTAACAGAAATTGGTGATGATCCAGTTGGAATTACTTTAGATATAGAAAATATGAATGCTTATGTACCAGATTACCCACAATTTTTAATGAATAGGTCAGTAACAGGTGATTATGATAAATTTAGATTAATTTCTGGTAAAAATAGAATTTCATGGACTGGTGGAACAATAACAGATATACAAATAAAAAACTATTCAAGGTGGATTTAAAAAGGAGGAAAAAATGAACGAAAATTTAAGAATGGTAAGAGGAGATACATTTTCTTTTACAATAGAAATTCAAGGTTTAACAAGTGATTTAACAGAAGCATATCTTTCTTGTAAAAAAGATAAAGATAGTAATATATATACATTTCAAAAGTCATTAGGTGATGGCATTGAAAAAGTATCTGAAACTGCTAATAGTAAATCATATAAAGTAACAGTAGAGCCAGAAGATACAGAAGAAGTAGAAGCAGGAAATTATTATTATGATTTACAATTAAGAGCAGAAGGTGATGTATTTACACCTTTAATTGGTGTACTAAATATAATTATGGACATAACAACAGTACCAGTTACACCAGCACCATCATTATAAGAAAGGAGGTAAAATAATGATAATTGTGATTATAAAGTAAAAATTAAAGATATTCAAAATAAATATACATTTAAAATATTTTGTGCAGGTTATCAATATGATGATACTGAAATAAGGCAAGATATCAGTGATATTAACGAAGACATTAGTGATATTAACGAAGACATTAGTGATATAAATGAAAATATTAGTGATATAAATGAAAATATAACTGGAATTGATAATGAAATTGATAATATTATAGATTATTTTCCTAGAGTAAAAGCAACAGGAGAAACATTAACCCTTAATGATGTAATGGCATCTCAATTAAAAACTGAATTTAATCCTAGTGAATTAAGTCAAGATAGCACACCATCACCAAGTAGTCCACAAACAATACACAAAGTAACTGGAAATAATACAATAAATATTATTAATAAAAATTTTATACCAACTACATTAGAAGAAATCAAAGCAAATAATACAAGTGGTACTTGGAATAATAATGTATATACTGATGCAGGACTAACAATTACTGTTCGAAATGATTTGAGTGTTGTTATAAATGGAACATCAACTGCACAAGGAACTTTCTTAATATGTAATAATAAATCTTTAAGTGCAGGAACTTATGTATTAAATGGAACTAATGAAGAAGCAAGACTTTATATTTGGGATAGTTCTTGGACTAATATTATATCTACATTAAATTCAACAGAATTTACAATAAGTGAAGATAAAATAATTAAAGTTGGAATAAATATTTCTAACAATAAAACATTTACTAATTTTGTAGTAAAACCTATGATTTCATTAAATGGTGGTGCTTACGAACCACATAAAGAACAAGTATATTCTATTAATTTAGGAGATTTAGAATATTGTAAAATAGGAAATTATAGTGATAAATTCTTTAAAAATACAATAGATAGTGAAGATTATAATAGTACATTACAACTTAATAAATGGTATTTAAAAAAGAATATAGGGAAAGTAATATTTACAGGTGCAAGTAGTGAAAATTGGTATTATACTTCACAACAACATAGTGTATTTACAACAACTGATAATACAAGTCCATATACAAGCAATGCTTTTACACCATATTGTAATTATTATCAAGGTACTACAAAGTCAACAGGTGCAAGTAGTTTTTCACAAAAAGGAAATAATTTGGTGTCATTTTTACAAGATGTTAGTATTAACAGAGTTTTAATATCTGATGATAGATTTACTTCAAGTAGCGATTTTGCGGATTGGTTATCAACGCATAATATAACAATATATTTTCCTACATCAACACCAACTTATATATTACTAAATGATACATTACAAGAAGAATTAGATAATATAGATAAATATGCTAAATCTTACAATGGACAAACAAATATAAATCAAGTAAATGCAGATTTATCATTTAATATTAATGCAAGTGCTGTTTATGATTTAAATAAATTAATTGATAGAGTGGCAACTCTAGAAACTGAATAGAAGGAGGAAAATATGACTATTAAAGAAAAACAAAGTGAAAGAAAAAAGAAATCAATATTATATTTAGTAAATAATGGTGAATATTCATTAGGTTATGCACTATTAAAAGTTGAAGAATTAAATGATGCAGGAAAATTAACAGAAGAAGATTATGAGGAATTAGCAGAATATATTGAAAATTTACTAAATGAAATTACTAAACCAGTAGAGCAAGAAGTTGAAGAAGAAACAACAGAACAAGAAGTTGAAGAAGAAATAGAAGAATAGGAGGTATATTATGATTAAATTATTTGGACAAACTGATACTTTATTTAGTTCAAATGGTGATAAAATAATACTTCCTTTAAAAGCAAAAGTACATAAAGAAGATAATGGGGCATTTTATTTAGATTTTGAATGTTCGCTTGAATATCTTAATGATATAGTGGCAGGAAATATAATTGTTGCCCCTACTCCACAAGGAGAACAAGCATTTAGAATATCAAGTGTTACTGCAACTAAAACTAAATTAAGTGGTAAATTTTATCATGTATTTTATGATAGTAAAAACTATTTAATTGAAGATAGTTATGTAGTAGATAAAAATTGTAATGATGCATTAGACCATTTAAATAATGCTACAAGTGATTTAAGCCCATTTACAACACTTTCTAATGTAAATGATACTAATAGTTATAGATGCGTTAGAAAATCGTTATATGAGGCTATACAGACTGTTATAGATAGATGGGGAGGGCATTTAGTAAGAGATAATTTTGCAATTAAAATAATGTCCTCTATTGGTTTAGATAATGGTGTAACAGTTAGATATGGAAAAAATTTAAAAAATATTACTTGTGAAACTAATTGGGAAAATGTAGTTACAAAATTACTTCCAGTTGGAAAAGATGGAATATTATTAAATGCACTTGATGAAGATGCAGATATATATGTAACATCAGGTATTACATATGATATACCTTATACAAAGACTGTTACATTTGAACAAAATATTAATCAAGAAGATTATACAGATGATAGTGGAAATATAGATGAAGAAGCATATAAACAAGCATTAGTTGATGACTTATATAATCAAGCAATAAATTATGTTAATACAAATGATATACCAAAAGTAAATTACACTTTAAAAGCCAATTTAGAGAAGATAACAGATATAGGAGATACAGTTGAAGTAATAGATGAAAGATTAGGAATAAATATTACTACAAATGTTATTTCTTATGTTTATGACTGCATACTAGAAAAATATACAGAAATAGAATTTGGAAACTTTACACAAAAATTAAGTGGATTAATAAGTTCCATAAATAATAGCACTCAAACAGCAATAACAGAAGCAAATCAAAGTTTACAAGTAACATTAGGTAGAGAATTACAAATAGCACAAGATAAAATATGGAATGCTTTAGGATCAAGTTATGTAATCTATGAAGGTGATATGATTTTAGTAGTAGATACACTTCCAAAAGAAAGTGCTACAAATGTAATTATGATTAATAATGGTGGTATAGGTTTTTCAAACACAGGAATTAATGGACCATTTAGAAGTGCATGGACAATAGACAATGTATTAAATATGGAACAAATAAATGTAATTAATTTAACTGCTAATTTAATCAAAGGTGGCACATTAAAATTAGGCTCTAATTTAAATCAAAATGGACAATTAGAAGTATATGATGAAGCAAATACTTTAATAGCAGAATTAAATAAAAATGGACTTAAAATGTATGGTGCAGATGGTTCATATGTTCTTATGAATAATACAGTAGGTTTTGCAGGTTACGATAGAAATAATAATCAGATATATTGGGTAAATGGTGATGAATTTCATCAAAAGAAATCCGTAGTTGAAGAAGAAATAACTTTATGTAATAAATTAAGATTTATACCAATTCAAAGATACGAAGATATATTAGGCTCTAATATGTTTGATTTTGATAAAAAAACAAAAGGCTATTTATATGAAAATTTATTTACAAAATTTAATGATAATATTGATGCACCTTATACTTTTTATATAGAATGTAACCCAAATAAAACATATTATTTAAATAAAAATACAACATCAACTTATTTTAGAGCAGGTTATACAGATATAGAATATACAGATATTATAAATATGAATGATAATGAAAACTTTTCTGTACCAAGTGAAATAAATGGTGACGCTTCTTCAACTATTGTTATTACAACAGATGATACTGCAAAAACTATACTTGTATATTTTGAAGACTGGGATGGAGATTTAACACAAACATTTGAAGTCAAGGAAGCAACAAGAACTTTAGTAAATGATGGAATAGGTCTTGTAAGTGTAGCAGGAGGTGATTAGATGGCAACTTATACTTTATATAGTGCAAATTCTTATGAGAATAGAAAATTAAGGTTATATTGCACTTCATCAATAAATATTGCAGATAATACTTCAACTATTAACTGGACTTTATATAGTGAAGGTGGTTCATCAAGCTACTATACAACAGGACCAACAACAGTAAATATAAATGGTGTTCAAGTTTACTATAAAGAAAGAGTAAGTTATTCTTCAAGAACTTTCCCAGCATCAAAAGGAAGTGTAAGTGGTTCTTTAACTGTTGCACATAATTCAGATGGAAAAAAAGCAATATCTGTATCTTTATCAACTGCAATATATACTGCAAGTGTAACAACTAATAGTGGCACATGGACTTTAGATGATATTCCAAGATATGCTACTGTTACATCAGCACCAAATTTTACTGATATTCAAAATCCTACTATTACATATAATAATCAAGCAGGAAATAATGCTACAAGTTTACAGGCTTGTATTTCATTAACTGGATCTAATCCAGATATAGCATATAGAGATATATCAAAGACTGGTTCAAGTTATACTTTTAATTTAACAGAAGCAGAAAGAAATGTATTAAGACAAGCCACAACAACATCAAATACTAGAACAGTATATTTTTATATTAAAACAGTAATTAGTGGGAATACTTTTTATCAAAATAAAGCAGTAACTTTAACAATAGTTGATGCAAATCCAACATTTAATGTAGCATATTTAGATACTAACTCAACTACAACTAATATTACTCAAAATAATCAATTAATAATTCAAAATAAATCTAGTTTACAAATAAATATAACAAATGCTACTGCATTAAAATATGCAACCTTATCAAATGCTACTGTAAATGTAAATGGTGCTATTACAACTCAAAGTTTAAGTAGTTCAAGTTTAACTATTAACATTGGAACAATAGATGTATCAAGTAATTTAACAGTACCAGTAAAAATAACAGATAGTAGAGGAAATTCAACTACAATAAATTTAAATATTCAAGTATTATCATGGTCTTTACCAAGTGCAATTATTAATCTTCAAAGGCAAAATAACTATTATGATGCAACAGATTTAACAGTAGATGCTAATTATTCAAGTTTAGATAATAAAAATACTATTACTATTCAATATCAAATTAAAAAAGTTTCTGATGCAAGTTATGGTGCATTAACTACAATTCAAGATAATGTACAAACTCAATTTACTGCTGATAATTCTTATGAATGGAATGTAAAAGTAATATTAACAGATAAATTAGGAACTACAACTTACATATTAACTTTAAGTAAAGGTGTTCCAATAGTTTATTTTGATAATATGTTAAATTCAACTGGATTTAATTGTTTTCCATTAACATCAGAAGGTGTATGGAGTAATTATTTTCCAATAGATGATGTTATATATTTAGGAAGCCAAGTTTTATATGATAGTTATACAATGACTACATCTGGAAAAAACGCAATATTAGGATCATATAACTATGATTTGATTTGTGGGTTATTTACAGGTATTACATTACCAAGTGCTTATGAAAGAGCATATAGAGTAACTGCACAAATGCATACCCAAAATAATAATCAAGCAAGTATTTATTTAAATAATTTTCAAAGTAATTTAATTAATACTTGGTCTAATACTTCTATGAGAAAAATAGGTTCAACTAGAATATTTAAAGAAAGTGAAATTGAACTTGAAACTACATATGGTTATTCTAGGCAAGGTACTAATTTGTATTGTAGCAATAGTGGAAATTATACTGCTAACTTTTATAACATAACTGTACATTGCTATTTAGTAAAGAAAACTACTAATCTTGAACAATATGTATCTTATGATTTAACACCAGCAGATGATAGTGATGTAGAACCAGCATAAAAAATAAAAAGGAGGAATAAATGACAGAGATTATAATAGCAGTAATAAGTGGTCTATGTGTTGCAGTTCCATCTATTATTGCAACTATATCTTCTAATAAGAAAAGTAATGATTTAATACTTTATAGAATTAATGAACTTGATAATAAAGTACATGAACATAATAATCTAATAGATAGGATGTATAAGGTAGAAAATAGAGTTACTTTATTAGAAGATGAAAAGAAAACTAGGAATTAAATCCTAGTCTTTTTTATTTATAAGTTATTATATATATAATTAATATTACCGACAACAAACATTTTAACTTTTTTTCTATGCACTCTTGACTTCTCATGTACCAAACTGGTAAGCCTTAGGGGATTAGGAAACGAATGTTTTTCTCCCCCTGACAAGTTATAATGATTATAACTCATCAGAGGTAGATGAAAAGGTAAGCCCCTTTTTCATGAGGTTTCCTAGCCAACCCAAGCATTACTGCTCGGAACAATTCAGATACTATGTATCAACGGTCAAGGTCTGCCATAAAACACCGTAAGTTACCACAACTTTCTTGTTACCCCCTTGCTACCTAGTTTATAACTAGATAACCGACAGGACAGTCAACTCCGTTCTTAAAAAATCAAGGCATACCTGCACACCCTCAAACGGCAATTCCTACAATGGTTAGTTGTAAAGGTTGATTTTAAGTGGTTTTCCTCTCTACACTCCTATATTTCATCAAAGGTTTTATGAACTCTTATTTGGAGGTATCATAAAACTTCCTATTGAATGGAGGTTTTATGATAACCCTATTTATTTTATAATAATAACATATTGAAGAAGGTATTACAATACCTATATTTTAAGAAATATTTTTAATTCAAAATTATTATCAATTTCTTCTTTATAAGTTTTTCTTTTAGTTTTTGTATATTCTACTCTTTCAATAATGGTTTTAAGTAAAGTATTTTTATCAACTGGATCTAAATTCCAATATTCTTTTAAAACATTTTCTAATATAGGTATTGCTTTTTTAACTCTATCTTCTTCATCTACTTCAATAACATTTAATTCTTCATATTTAAGGTTTAGAGCCTTTAAATCTTCTTCAATGGCTTGTACCCTTTCTAAATATCTATCTTTACTATAAATACCTTCTTCAAGCATTTCACAACATCTATCTATCATTGCTTTTTTCTTTTCAATGTTGGATTTAATAAATGATTTTTCTTTTTCTTTTGTTTCTTTAATTTTTCTAGTTTCATCAGCAGTATTTTCTAAAAAGTAATTAAAGTTTTTTAGTTCTTCTTCAAGTTCTTCTATTAGTTTTTTTTCTACAAAATGAAAATAAGCACCCTTATTACTACAATATTTATTTTTACAGTCAAGCATAGCAGGTTTATTTGTGGTTTTACATTTAAATTTCATGTTCATAACTTTACCACACCCACCACATCTTAAAAATGTTGCTAAAGGATTTTTAAGTATATTATCAGATTTAACTTTAGGTGCATTTTGATTAAATTTTTCTAATACCCTATTATAAGTTTCTTCATCAATTAAAGGTTGGTGTTTCCCCTTAAAATGAGTTGTTACCCCATTTGTAGTGCTGTTTATGTAACCAATATTTATTTTATTCTTTAGTAATCTTCTTAATAATGTAGGTTGCCATAATAAACCTTTTCTAGTTCTAATTCCATTATCATTTAAATAATCAACTAATTCTGCTATATTTATACCTTCATAAGCATATTTATTATAAAGCATTTGAACAATAGGTGCTTCTTTTTCATTAGGCACTAAAACATAGCCTTTATTTTGTTTTTCTTTATTATAACCAAAAGGAACAGTAGCACCAGTATAATAACCTTCTTTTTGAGCCTGTTTTTTACCTCTAATCATTCTTCTTTTAATGGCTTTTAATTCTTGTCTTGATAAAAATAAACTTAATTCAAGCATATCTTCATCTAATTCATCACCACTTGATAAATCATAAGCCTTATTTAATGTATAGATAATAGTGCCACTTTTTCTAAAGGTTTCTTTAATAATTTCTTGGTCTATACCATTACCTCTTGATAATCTTTGTAATTCTACAACTACAACACCATCATATAAGCCATTTTCAACATCTTTTAAGAGTTTTTGCATCTCTGGTCTATTGTTTATACTATCACCAGAAACAATTTCTCTATAAATCGTTTTTTCGCTATATCTTAAATCATATTTATTACAATATTCTTTTAATAATCTTTCATGTCTTAATAATGTATCTTCTTTATATTCATCTTTATCTTCTCTTGACTTTCTAATATAAATTGCTACCTTCATTTAGTTCTCCTTCACAGTACGGACAATTATTTTTTTTATATAAATCCCTCTTGGGTATAACATAAGTGTTTTCACATACATTACATTTAAAAGTAAAATCAACATTTGACATAGATATAACTTGATCCTTTTTATATTCAAGATGCTTTATAAGTTCTTCTAAATATTCTGCATAAATATTTTTTTCTATTTTCCCATAAACAAGTTCATCTATTGTAATATTAAAATAATTTGAAATTTTAACTAAATAATCCAAACTAATATTTTCAAATCCTCTCTGATACCAAGAATGAACAGTTGAAGGTGATACATTTATTTCAAAAGCAAATTTTCTTCTGCTTAAATTTCTTTCATTTAATAACATATCTAAATTATCTAAAATATTCATAAATCCTCCTGTATATTTAACATTTTTACTCTAATTATATTTTAAAATAATTTTACTTGATTTGTAAATGTAAATAAAATTAAAAAAAATAAAAATGTACTTGAAAATTAAAATAAACAAGAGTATGATTATATTGTACGAAAATTCATACATGATATATGAATAATCGTATAGAAGGGAGATAGAGAATGTTTACAAACTTAAAGGTGGAAATGTTAAAAGCCAAAGTAGATGTAAATGATATATCTAAAGAACTTGGATTAACACCACAGTCAATATATTTAAAGATAAATGGTAAAAACCAATGGACATTAAAACAGATGCAAATTATAAAACAACTGTTAGAAAGTAAACTAAAAACAAAATTAGATTTAGAATATTTATTTAAGGGTGTTTAAGATGGTAATTAGGGGGAAACCAAACGCAAGTAAATTAAAACATATCTATAACACAATTCAGAGATTAATTGACAACAAAGAGTGCTACTATACAGAAGAAGAAATTGAAGAATTAAAAAAAGATAAAAATAATGTATTTTTAGAAAAGAGGTAAAGATGAAGTATTTAGATTTAGCAATTGCTAATGAACAAATTAAAACTACTGACATCAAGGGAAAAGATTATGCAGAAGTAAACCAAAGAATAAAAGCATTTAGAATGGTTTACCCACAGGGAACAATAGAAACTGAAATATTACAACAGGACCATGTATCATTTTTAGATGATGAACAAAATGTTGTAGTAATTAAAGCAACAGTAAAAACAGAAGATGGACATATATTAGCAACTGGAACAGCATATGAAAAAGAAAATAGCACATTTATAAATAAAACATCATACATAGAAAACTGTGAAACAAGTGCAATAGGTAGAGCATTAGGAATAGCAGGATTTGGAATAGATGTATCAGTAGCAAGTGCAGAAGAAGTACAAAATGCAATTCAAAACCAAGAAATCACCAAAGAAGAAGCAGATAATTATAAAATAACATTTGGAAAATACGCAGGAAAAACAATAAAAGAAATACAAGAAATAAATCCAGATTATATAGACTGGTTAATTAATAATTCTAAAGATGAAAGAATTATAAAAATAATAGAGTTAGTTACTGGATCAAATAAACCAAGTGAAGAAGAACTAAATGAAAGAATAAAATTACTTGGTAAATTTAATCAATTAATAATTACTAAAGATGTTGATAGAGATACTGTTTATCAACATTATAGAGTAAAAGATAATACTCAAATGACTAATGAGCAATTAAAAGAAATAATTGATATTATGGAGAGTAAATAATGGATGAAGTATATATAGATATGAGAAACGAAAATAAATGGATTAGAAAATACTTTGATAAAGACTGGGTAAGTATAGAAGAACTACTAGATACAATAGAAGATTTAGATAGTGAAATAGAGCATTGGAAAGAAAAATATCAAGATTTAGAAGAAGATTTAAGAGATAATTATGAACCAATACCATATTCAAAACAAGTTGGTGTAAGTGATAAGGATTTTATATGAATAGAGATTTTAAGGGTGTATGGATCCCTAAAGAAATATGGTTAGATAAGCAATTAAATGCTTTAGATAAAGTTATATTAACAGAAGTAGATAGTTTAGATAAAGGTGATGATGGTTGCTATGCTAGTAATAAATTTATAGCAGAATTTTGTCAATGTAGTGTTTCAAAAGTATCTACTTCAATATCAAAACTCATTAAATTAAATTATTTATATGTTAAAAATTTTGATGGTAGAACTCGAGTTTTAAAAAGCAGACTTTCAAATTTTAATAGGCAGATTATTAAAATTTGTAAGGCAGACTATCAAAATTTGAATACTACTAATATAGATACTAATATAAATACTAATATGAATAATATAGAACTATTTGATTATGACTGGTTAAATGATAAGGAGGTAAAATAATGAATAAAGTAAACTTAATTGGAAATTTAGTTAAAGATCCAGAACTTAAATATACAAATTCAAATATAGCAGTAGCAAGATATACAATAGCAATTAATACTAGATATGGAGAAAAACAAGAAACAGATTACATAAATGTTAAAACTTGGGGTAAGAGTGCAGAATTTATTAATAAGTATTTTAAAAAAGGACAACCAATAGCCATAAGTGGAAGATTAAAAAATAATAACTATGAAGATAACAAGGGTATAAAACATTATGGAATAGAAGTTATAACAGAAGAAATTGAATTTGTAGGAAGTAAAAAAGAAGAAGCACCACATGAAGAAGTACAAGAAGAAAAAACAGTATATCAAGATATGGTAACACTTGATGAAAGCGAACTTCCCTTCTAAAATGGTATTGACTTTATCATTTTATGGTGGTATAAGTTGTTCAGAGGTAGATTATGGAAGAAATATGGAAAGATATTAAAGGTTATGAAGGTTATCAAGTAAGTAATTTTGGAAAAGTTAGAACTCATAATAAAATAACTTATGATAAATTTCATGGTGTAAGACATTGGAAAGATAGAATATTATGCCATAAAGGAGAAACATATAAATCTGGTTATAGAGTTGATTTATGGAAAGATGGGAAACCAAAAACTTTATTGGTAGCAAGATTAGTTGCTTTTACATTTTATAACAAAGATATTAATAATCATAAATTAACAGTAGACCATTTAGATGGAAATAGATTTAATAATAAAATTGATAATTTGGAACTTGTAAGTTTAAAAGAAAATATTAAAAGGTCTTTTATCAATGATTTACATAAAAATCAAAAAAAAATTAAATTAACAAATAAAAATAATAATTATGATAAAACATTTAGAAGTATGTCAGAAGCAAGTAAAATTATGAATAAAAATCATGGTTATATAAGTGGAAAAATAAAAAAAGGAATATTTGAAAATAAAAATTTTAAATGGAAATTAGTTTAATTAAAAAAAGGGGGAAAGAAAAAATGAATGATACAAAATTTATAATGGAACTAGCAATAGATAAAAATAATTTAGATGCATTAGTACATCTAATAATTGATAATGCAGAATTAAATTATACTAAAAGTAATTTAAGAATAGGTAATGAAAGTACAATAATGCAGTTTATTAATTATCTATACCCAAAGACATATAAAGAAAAATTAGAATTACTTAAAATGGAAGATATTTAATAAACTATGCCGAGTGTAATGCTTGGCATTAATTATAGGAGGGAAAATGAACCAAAGGGAAAGAGTAATAGAGTATATAAAAAGATTTGGAAGTATAACACCAATGGAAGCATTCAGGGACTTAGGAATAACTAAACTAGCAACTAGAATAAGTGAATTAAGAAAAGAAGGAATGGAATTTAAGAAAGAATATATCAAAAGCAAAAATAGATTTGGAGAACAAGTTTATTATATGAGATATTCATTTCCAAAGGAGTAATTAATATGGATCTAATAAATGATATACAACAATTAATGGAAGAACTAACTATATCTATTAAAAAGTTAAGAAGTACAGGTCAAGCATTAGCAGAAGCAGAACGAGATTATAAAATAACATTAAGACAAGAAGCATTAAAATTAAGAGTTGAAAAAGATATGCCAGTAACACTTATTAATCAAATAATATTTGGAGTACCTGAGGTAGCAGATAAAAGATTTAAAAGAGATATTGCTGAAACAATGTATAACACTAACCAAGAGCATATAAACGCAACAAAACTCAAATTAAGGCTATTAGAAGCACAAGTTCAAAGAGAATGGGGAAATATTAATAATGAAAACTAAAAGAGCAAAAGCAACTGATATACCTATGACAGTAAAAGAAAAAGTTTTTGCTAGAGATAAAGGCAAATGTGTTGTATGTGGAAACTCTTATAATGTAATGCCAAATGCTCATTATATTTCTAGATCCAAAGGTGGATTAGGTATAGAAGAAAATGTAGTAACACTATGTACTGAAATGACATTAAATAAATGCCATAGAAGATATGACTTTGGAACTAAAAAAGAAAGACAAGAAATAGGGGAAAAAATAAAAAATTATTTAAAATCAAAATATAATAACTGGAACGAAGAAGATTTAGTTTATAAAAAGTGGGGAAAAAAGTGAATAAATATTTTAATAAAAAAGTAATAATAGATGGAATACCATTTGATAGTAAAAAAGAAGGTAAAAGATATACAGAATTAAAATTATTAAAAAGAGCAGGATTAATAAGAGATTTAGAATTACAACCAGTATATGTATTACAGCCAAAATATACTAATAAAAAGGGAGAAAACATAAGAGCAATAACTTATAAAGCAGATTTCGTTTATTATGATATAAAAAAAGAACAATATATAGTAGAAGATACAAAAGGATTTAGAACTGATGTTTATAAATTAAAGAAAAAATTATTTGAATATGTGTACCCTGAATTAACAATAGAAGAAATATAGACTAGGAAACTAGTCTTTTTTATTTACAAAAAAGTGTAAAGTTATCAGAAAATTCTAAAAATTAACTTGAAATAGAGTAAAAATAGAGTATAATTTAAAATGATAGGAGGGAGAAATATGGAAAAAAGTCCACTATTAATATTTGAAAAAAATGTTGATAAAACATTAAATAGAATATTAATGCCAAAAAAAGTTATAGAAATGTTTGGAAGAAGTTTCTATATGAAAATTTATGAAGATAAAATTATATTAGAGCCAATTAAAAAAAAGAAAGAGGAATAAATGAAAAAGAAGAAACTAAAAAAATGGGTTAAGGTTGCATTAACAATAACGATAATAGTAAGTGGAATAATTGCATACAACTTAACTGATGTATTAGGTGGTGTAGTTATGAAAAATAGCTTATATTTAGTGTTATGTTTACTTGACTGGGGTTGGGTTTTAGTAGGACAAATGCTTACAATAGATTTGATATGGAGGTAAATAATGATTAAAACAATATATTATAAAGATAACACAGAAATAATTAATGGTTATATGATACCATATAGACTTATAAAAGAAAAAGTTTTAAATGTGATGTGCAATAGAATTGAAAAAGGTTTATCTATAACTAGGAGTAGAAGAAGTTATATAGGTGAAATAAGAGTGCATAAAATATTATACAAATTGGGTTTATTTGTAGAAAAAACAAAAGATATAGACTTAGAAGAAAATATAAAAAAATATTTAGATATAATATATAAAATATTTGGAATATAGGAGAAAAAGTGAAAGAAAAAATAAAAAGAATAATTTCTAAAATAAAAAATAAAGTAAGTGATAAAAAGAAAATAAAAGAACTTAAAAAAGAACTTAAAACACTAAATGATGGTTATGATGAACTAGAAAATAATTATTTAATATTAAAAAAACAATATGATGAAGATTTACTTGTATTAACAATAAAAGGACACGAGAGAAGTTTAAAATACAAGCAAGATAGAATAGATAGTTTAAGAAAAGAAAACAAAGAATTAAGTAAAGAAAATCAAGAATACAGAAAGTTATTAAATAAGGTAGGTGAATAATGAAAGGGGAATTATTAAGTATAGAAACATTAAATGAAATAGAAACATTAAAAAAGCAAAATAAAGAATTAAAAATTTTATGTGATGAATATGAAAAAGAACATATTACAGTATTTAAACAATGGAAAAAAGATATAAAAATTTTAAATGAATATGAATTTTGGTTAAAAAATTTGGGTGCTTGGGTTTATTTAGATAAATTAAAAGAATTAAGGAAAAAGAATAATGAAAATAGATTACAGAAAAATGAATGATTTAATATATAAATCAATAAAGTTAAGAGAAATAGCAAGTAATAAAGATTTACCTATTGAAAAGAGTATGAAAATAAGAAAACAACAGGATGAGATATATAAAAAACATAAATTTTTGAAAGAATTAAGTAAAGCCAATAACAGAATAAAAAAAGGAGGCAATAAATGAAAAGTATAATTATAACAATAATAATATGTATAACTTTAATTATTATATCAGCAATAAATAAGAATAAATAGGAGTGCTTATATGAGAAAAAAGTATAAATTACCATTACATATTAAAAATTATGTTAAAAATGAATTATATGATTATGAAAAAAATAAAAAGATGATAAAAGAATTACAAAATAGCAAATCAAACACATCTACAAGAACACTTCTAATAGCAAGTAAAAGAATTAATCAAATAGAAACAGTCTATAATAAATTACCAAAAGAAGATAAACAAGCAATAAAAAAGATATTTTTTGAACATCATAGCCAAATATACGCAGAAATGAATGATAATATAACAAAAGATATGTATTATAACATAATGAACAAAATGATATATTTAACAGCAATGGAATTTGAATTAATATGAAAAAATATACGAAAAATAATATATTTATAAAGGTTATAATGAAGATGTAAACATTATAGCCTTTTTTGTTTACAGAAAGGAGTTTAATATGAATAAAAAATGGTGGAAATGTGCAGGTATTAGAGCATTAAAAACAATATGTCAAACTGCTATTGCTACTATTGGATCAAGTGCAGTATTTACAGAAGTTGACTGGGCAATAGTAGGTTCTGCAAGTTTACTAGCAGGAATATTAAGTTTATTAACAAGTTTAGCAGGTTTGCCAGAATTGGAGGAAAAATAACATGGAAAATGATGAAATTTTACAAGATGAAGAAATACAAACTACATTTAATGAAGATACAATAGAAGAATTAAATGAAGATAATGGAGTAGAAAATAAAGATGGTGATGTAGAAAATGAAAATGAGAACGAGTTGCCCAAAGAACAATAAATATTATATTAGAAAAGCAAATGGTGGTTGGAGTAATGCTATACAAGGAAAACCAACAAAAGAAGGTGCAAATGTACTTGCAAATTGCGTAGGTTATGCAAATGGTAGATTTGCAGAAATACAAGATTTAGGGTATATAAAATATCAATTAGTATGTAATGCAGAAAATTTTATTGAAAAAGCAAAAGAATACGGCTTAAAAATATCAAAAGAACCAACATTAGGTGGAATAATGGTATGGCAAAAAGGCACTTTATCAAGTAAAGATGGTGCAGGTCATGTTGCAATAGTAGAAAGAATAGATAATTGTAATCAAATATATACAAGTGAAAGTGCTTATAATGGAAGTGCATTTTATAATTCTACAAGAACAAATAATAATGGAAGATGGGGAATAGGAAGTGCATATTCATATAGAGGTTGTATAGTTAATCCAGCAGTAAAAGAAAATACTAAAATAACTTATATTCAAGAAGAATTAAATAGTAAATATAAATCAGGATTAGTTGTAGATGGAATATATGGACCACAAACACACAAAGCAATGGTTAAAGGTCTACAAACAGAACTTAATAAACAATATAATGCTAAAATAGTCATAGATGGTATATTTGGAAGTAAAACAAAGAGTAAGTGCAAAAATGTAGGTTATGGTGCAACAGGTAATATAACATGGTTAATACAAGCAATGTTAAATATAAAAGGTTATGTATTAAATATTGATGGTATATTTGGTGATGATACAAAGAATAAAGTAATAGAATATCAAAAGAATAATAAATTAAGTGCTGATGGTATAGTTGGAAAAAACACATTTGAAAAGTTATTTAAATAAAACAAATCAAAGGGAGAAATAAAGGGAACTAGGAAAGATATATAAAGGCTAGTAGAGGGTTAAGCAATATCTTTAAATAAAAAGTATTAACAAAACAAAAGGTATAAACACCTTATGAACTTTTTATAGGCACCTTAAAATCGAATTTAAGAGGTCAATATTTTGGGAGTTGAAAGAATAATGTATAAGTCTTGCGGTAGATGTGGAAAAGTACATGATTATAATTATAAATGTAATAAAGGTAAGATATATAAACAAAATAAAATAGATAAATTAAGAAGTACAAATAGATGGACCAATAAATCTATTGAAATAAGAGAAGCTAGTAATTACTTATGTGCAGTATGTTTAGATAATGGAATATACAATTATGATAATGTAGAAGTTCACCACATATTAAAGTTACAAGATAATCCAGATTTATTATTAGATAATGAATATCTTATATGTTTATGTAAACAACATCATAAAGAAGCAGACATAGGTAAGCTAGATAAAGATTATTTATTAAAATTAGCAAGAGAAAGAGAGTAAGAATGAAATGAAAGATAGTTATGAATTTGAAGTAATATGTAAGAATGCTATTATAGATTATTATAATAGTAGAGCAGAAATAACAGATAATTTTAAGATAGGAATTAAAGATGTATATGTTGTATGGATGTGTAAGACATTACAAAATAGTAAAGCCTTATTAAGTACAACTGCTAATGATGGAATGTATTATGAACTAACATACAATGGAGATAAAGAAGAATTATATTTAGATGCATATAAGAAATGGGAAAATAAATTAATTACTAAAGATAATTTTAATAATGTAGTAGAAATATAACAAATAACATCTAACGTAAGACATACCCCCCCTATGGTATAGAAAGAAGAAATAACTTTTTTCCAAGAC